CTGCGCCTGCAACGCCAGTGTCAGTTGGCAAATACAGAAGCCACCTAAATTGTCTTTTTGGTTCGACAGTGCTATCACTCCAAAATGCCATTTTATAAAGTCTCCTTAATCTCTAATTTTAAATAGTAACTAATTTTTTTAATCATCAAATGCTGCTCCACTATCTGTGATAATAAAGTCGATGGCAATAAATTCAATGGCACGAGCCGGTTTTACAAAAATCTTAGCATAGAGTATATTTCTATCAATGAGATCTGGTGTAGTTGTTGTCTCGTCTAGAATAACTTTATAATCAGTCAAACCTAGTCCAGATTTTACACCACTCAGGAAGCTTTCTGCTTGACCTCGGAATTTATTCCAAGTAATCTTAACATTCTGGTCGAATAACAGAGTGGCTGCAATTCTTGAAATTTCTCGTTTCAAGAAAATAGTCAACCTTCGAACATTAATCCTGTCAAGGGCAGAAGGCGTCGTTTGAAGCGTCTTCTGGCCAAAGATGACAATACCCTCGGCTGGGAAGCTTGCAATCGGATTAATGTTATTCTCATACAATTTATCGCGGTCTTTCGAAGTTAATCGTTGTCGGACTCCAATGATTGGAATTCCAGCAGCGTTGTTTGCCGAAAGGCCACCGCGAGTGAAACCAGCGGGAGCAAACCAAAGTTCTGAAACTGCTTCAGAGTAGGCCATTGCTCCAATTGCCGCCACGGAAGGTGGCGCCCACAAGGTTGCCGCGTTAACATTATCGCGGATCTGGACCCATGGGTAATAAGCAGCACCATAGCTTGAGTTTAGCTTCAAGTTTTGCTGCATGTTGTTAACTGTGCTTGCAACAGTTCCAATTCTATTTTCGATGGAATCTGTTCCCTCAGTATTTGGAACAAACCCACCCTGTGGATCAATGATTGCAAGCGCGTCGCCGCGGTTTTCAGCGGTTCTTACAAGTTTGCTGTTCAAGCTGTTATTAGTAATACCGGGCATTGCAACCATGTTATATTCAGTTCTTTCTGGGTCTCGTAACGAATCGATCGCAACGGTCAGAGAGTTGAAAGCATAGTTGGTGGTTTCCGATTTGCCATCAAGCAAAGTATTGCGGAATGGTTCGCGCTCCGTGATGTCCAAAGCATTGAATCCGCCATGTAAACATGTGGTAAATCTATCAAACCCAGCATCCAGTACATTTTCGTATGAAGCTGTGGCTGAATTGATCGGGGCGGTTGCTTGGGCAGACGATCCGGTGTGGTTATTGTACGTCAACTCACTAGTTCTTGCTTTTTCGTCGTATACTGCGTCGACAGCATAATCAGAAGTGTAGTGAGAGGCAGAAACCTTGGCATTTCTAACATTATCCAAGGAGAATACCCATGAATTCTCTGTGGTGGTACCATCAGAAGTATGAGAATCTATGCCATCGGCCTTTGCGCGGAGAACATCGAGTACACTCTTATCAAATTGATTGGAATTATAAGTTGTATCCGCTCCGAAATAAGCATCCGCAGGGTCAACTACAAAACCCTCAGAACTTGAAATTCTCAAACGGACTTCCGGGAACTTAATCCTTGTGGGTACTGCAACTGCATGGAGCGAAGAAGTAAACACAACTGCGGTGCCCGGGCCCGTATCAGTGGGGCGGGATCCTGCATAAGCCAATCCTTTTGCCAAAAACGTCCCGCCGGCGGCTATAGCTGTTAAGCCGGTGTCATCGGCGCCAAGAGTTCCCGATCCAGCCACTCGACATCTAGTATATCTGGGCGGACCAAACACACCAAATGGCAGAAATAGCGGGTCAGTAACGGCATCGCCAACATCGGATGCAACTTCAACTCTCACATAGTCAGAAACATTAGTGTAGTCCCCGTACTCTTTATACCTTCTAGATGGATAATCCCATGTTTCGTACTTATCGCCAATTTTTCTAGCAACATAGTTGTCAGAAGCCGGATTCAAATTACAATTATTAAACTGTTCCAGAATGACCGGAGCAGCGTCTGTATCTTGAATGTCTCTTATAACCACCGAAAAGGTGCCGTATTGATCGTTCGGATCTGTCGATTTTCTAATATCTTGAATAGAAATCTTTATATTACTTTGGACATCTTCGCGAGTCAGTCGACCAACGATTCGGAACAATTTAGTCATATTAGCGGGAGCATAGCTACTGAAATTTGTAGAAAGATCTTGAGAGATGAACCAGCCTGTTTTGGCTAGCGCGCCTTGGCTAGTGGACATTTTGGTATAGTCAAATTTAAAGTCTCCACCAACTGCTGTAGTTTTGTCAGGAGTGGCGAGAGGAGCTATAAAACCATATAAATTATTTTTGCTTGTCTGTGCAAATGTGTTATTAACATGACCCTCAAAAGTTTCGCCAAGAAAATAAGTTTCACTGTTTTCGACAATTGTTGCGTTTGTCAAAGTTGGATTGGTATTAAACCTCTTGCGAATGAAGCGAGGGGAGTTAATATTGAAATCAAATGCGGTGTCTTCAACGGTTGTTGAGCCATTACTTGTAATACGCACTTTGAATGTTTTATTGTCTTCGACCGGTCGGACTTGTATACCAGCACTGCATGTCGCGAGTGCGGTGCCGGCTGAGCCGGCGATGGTGTTACCAGACAATTCAATTGTCCCTTGGTTTAAATACCAAATAGCAGCCAAAGTACCACTATACGGGATATGTACAGAAGACGAGACGCCTGTTCGCGAGTTGTGAGAGAAAGTCGTTGTCGCATCAGACGAAGTTAAGTTGAAAAGTCCATCCGAACTTGCCATATTAAGGCCGGAACCACTAAGCGTGATAGTGGCGTCGATACCGGGGGCGGTGAAAGTAATAATGTTATTTGTGTTTGTCGCTGAAAAGCCGTGAATTTGACCACTAGTAGTACCACTATTGATTGCCTCAACAATGTTGGCTGCGATTTCTGTGTCCGTTAAGCCAGTAGCTGGCATGCTGCCGGTACCGAATGAGGCTGAATGTACAGAATCAGTTGCAGATCCTACCCCGCCAATAGAGCCAGTAATGGTACATATGTTCGTACCACTAAGAACGATTGATGAAGAAAGAGCAGTGGCTACGGCGGAAAACCCTCCAGAGCTGCCACTCATTAAAACCGTGCACGTCATGGTGAATGTATCGTGCTCTGCAACAAAAAGACCAAAAGCTCCACCATTTGATGTGGCAGTTGTACTTGGAACTGTATTTGTTGTCTTCCAACCTGCATGAGCGCTGGCGCCTGTTGCATCTTTGTTTGTGTCTCCAACGAGACGTACGACTGTTACTGGAGAGTTATTTCTAAGATATGCTTGCGCTGCGTATGCTGCGTATGTAGGAGCAGTGTAGTTGCCTTCACGAAAAACATCACCGCCTTGACCGCCCGGAATGGGTTTACCAAAAACATTAACGAACTCTTCAAATGAATTTACTTGAGTTGGCTTTAAAGCTGGACCTTTTTCGAATCTACCAATTAGAGCGGGTCCAACGTCTGCTGGTAGGCCGGGAAGTTGAGAATTATCAATTTCATTGATAAAAACCCCCGGTGAGATAAATTTGAATTTGCGTGAAGACATGAAATAATTCTCCTTACAGGTTTTTTAAAAAAATTGCATGTTATGTCTTAATAAATAGTTTTGTTTTTACCAAAGTGCTTTATCAATCGCGGTAAAAGCCACTGTCGGGGTCAAACTCTTGAATGTCTCCTAGGATAACTCGCTCGCGGGGGATTTTTACCTTCACTGCATTTTCTCTTTTTATAATTTTTGGACGGATTTGATTATTGCCCTCTCCCATTAAATAACCAAGCACAGTAAAGGTCATTGTGGTTGTATAGATTCTTTCATTATCTGCAAAAGAAGTTACATTGTTCTGCTGTGAATAGGTGCCATCGAAAAAGCCCTCATATTTGTGACCCTTGTTATTTATAACAAAATCTTTAGCGTATCCACCCATTGTTATAAAAGGGGTTACCATTTCATTAATTTGCTGTATATAGTTGCTTTTTAAAGTTGCGGTATATGTCACATTAACAAAAGTTGGCCTTGGAATATAATAACTAACCACTATAACTTGCTTATCGTTTTTTCCGGGGTAGTAAGCTTGTCCATTTGGTGTACGCCTTATACCTCCTAAGTTTTTGATATTATTAGCAACAGCAACATTATTTGTTTTATCACGAACTATCTTTCTATTGATCTGAATGTAACTACCATGAATAGCATCCACAAAAAATGGCGTGGGGCCGATAAACGTTCCCTGCTTCAGACCTCCAGCACTTTTTTGCAAATTAGTTCTTTGGATGCTTATAAGAGGAAATCTTAAGGTACCTTGTTCATCTCTAATATCCACCGCTCTTTCTTCTTTAACCAGAAAAGAGCGCTCGGCGCTTGCAAACAATACCGGCACCTTTTTAAAACCATCATTTGATGTTGCTGAAATGTTTAGCCGCTCGTCGATAAACCTGTACATGGCAATATCGATATTTTCTATAGTCGAGGGGTCTATTTCTACATCTTTTAAGATGTCATCAGCATTTTTTATACCAGTGTTATCAGCCATTGAATAGTCCCTCTCTGGCCTTAATACATTTTGCTTGTACTTCCATAAAATGCTCCACTTGTCCGAAAATTGGCGTTATTTCGGCAACAGTCAATATTTCATAAAACTGGTCGTCGTACAAAATAAAATCGCCTTCTCTGACAAAAAGATCTTGATCCTCAGTCAGCCTTCTTCTGTGAAAGTTCACCGTCAATTGGGCTCTTCTGTCGACACCAAAATCTGTAATTTCAGTTGTATATCCTCCCCATTCCACCAAAGCGTAAACGCGAATGGGATTTAAAAAAGATTTTTTGATTGCCTCTCCATAAATTGGATGGAAATCAGTGTGCGTTGTACTAATAGGATAATAAGCCACGGTCTGACCTACAACTCGTTCAATGAGTTCGTCATTGACTTGTTTAACTAGGTCGCGTTCCTTTTTACCTAAGAATAAGGGCGGTGGGGGCTGCGCTGGTTGTGTCCATTTGTTTTTTTTCTCTGACATTTTTCATTATTACCCCGTGTAAATTAAATTAGGAACTTTTTCCTGAATTTTGTTGAGAGAATCAACCATTTCTACATCTTGCGCAGAAACTTTTGTATATGTAAGTTCATCGAATATCGTTTTAAGCTCTTCTCGCAGCTTTTCTTGTTCAGTTGTTGCTTGTGTGATTAAGGCGGCGCCATTGAGCGTGACAGATTGATTCGGAATCGGCACAGTTGCAAATTTAGATCTAATATTTCCTAATATTTCTTTACAAAGCGACAAGGCAAACCTTCGAATCCATTGTTTACCAATAGAATTGATCTTTTGGTACGGTGTATTTTCAAATGGAAGACTGTTGATGTTGTTAATCCCATCAACTCCAGTTTTAATACTGGACTCTTCTGCCCATGGTGTTCGTGTATCTAAGAAGAACTGAATCCAAAACTTTGTTGGGCCAACAATATTTACGCTTGGATAAACCCTTATGCTGTTGTTCTTTATTTCGTATGAATAATGACTGTTTCTTGTATATATGGCGTCTTCAAAGGCCATTGCTTGGGCTTTATTTTCCCAAACAGGTACAAGCTGGAAAGTGGCATCATCAGAGAACTGACCATAACTGGAAAGATTGCCTACAACGTTTAAACCACCATAATAACCATAAAATCTCCACATTGCTTGCGGCGTCTTATAATAAACTTTGGTTATGTTTATCCTATTGTCTCCGACCTTGCCCTCATAAGGAATTCCGGACGTTAAAGCACTGGCAGATACAATAGCTTGTAGGTCATAGTCTTGTATACCTTCTGTCGTATTAAAACTTGCCGAATAGAGTGGTTTTGTGCCTCCAAAACCGGCTTCAGTTGAAAATTCGTGTGCTATCCTGCGTGCGTTTGTAAAAGAGAAT